ACCCAAAACCTGTGAAGTGTCATGGTTCCAAAGCAGTTTCACATCATTACGCGAAGCCAAAGAACGCTTGAACGCACCAGGTTTGATGATTTCGGTGAATGGTAGCGGCTGGCTAGGTGAATTGAACTTAGCAGCGTAACCGGTGAAGGTCATGCCGTCACCTTCTTGACGAAGCTCGATAGTTTCGTGAGCAACGCGCTGTTCCATCATTTTTGTTCCTTTGTCGCGGTTTTCCTGAACAGTCTTCGGATCAACAAAGCGACCTTCGACCTGAGTTGGGATAATGATTGCACCCGAAGCATCCTTCTCAGCAAACGCACCATCAGGCATTGTTGACTCGTCGGTCATCTGTGCAGGAATGTGAACTTCGCCAACTTCTTCCAAATCGGTTTCGTAAAGGTTAGCGATTTCGTCACCGATGATTGAACGCAACTGCCACGACCACTTCTGGAAACGGTCTTGAACGTCTGCCAAGAAGTTAACAATGCCGTATTGGTTCAAGCAGTCAGCATCCTCACCAATCTCAACAAGATCAGGGATAACGACTGAGAACGACTTGAACAACTCAGTCGCCATCGCAACAAAGTCTGAACCAACCGGCACGATAGGGAACTCGGTTGCCTTAGCGAAATCAGCCAGGGTAAACGGTGCATCAACACCAAGTTTGCGAATGTTCTCAGCAGTCGGGTCAATGGTTGAGTCCACATCCTCATAGATTTCACCAAAGAACTCGTGAGCCTGAGCGAACATTGGGCCTTTGACGTTCCAGTGGTAACCGTGTGCCTGGAACTTTAGAGAAACTAGGTTGCCTAGAAGCTCAGACAATTCGGCAGCCAACTCGCCCTTAGTCATTTCAACAGCCTCGACCGCAATCGGTTCAGGTTGTTCCTCATAATCCGAATCAGTCACAGGTGCAGCATCCATCGCACCCATCATGTCAACTGCATCGCGAGTGGCACTAGCAGCCATAGCAGGCATCTTCGCAGGATCATAAACGTTCATCACACCGGCATCGCTATAAGCGGCGCGAGCCTCAGGGTTGTTATCAACAGCAAAAATAATGTTGTAACCGTCTTCAATAAGGCTGGCAGCAGTGTCACCCTTGAACTGGTTTGAGTCACCACCAGGGTTCATGATCAGTTGCTGGTATTGGATACCCAAGTTGTTCAGCTGCGCAATCGTCGATTCGCGGTCAGTGGTTGGTCGACCAGTCACCAAGTAAAGGTCAACAGGCTGGTGGTCTAACCAAGCGTAATAGTCTTGGTGAACTTTACCTTCAACAATAAGTGTGTCATCAATGTCGCTGATTCCAATGTTGGTTCCAGCATCACGCATTTCGCCGCCAGGTTTCATCTTTTCCTTTACGCTGATAGCAACCATTTGGTCGATTGCTTCTTGCTTTGTCGGGTGCGAACCAATAACGGTTCCATCTTCTTTAATTGTATTCCAGCCCTTATCGGCCTTCTTTATGAAGTAAGGCATCAGTTGTCAATCCTTAGCCAAGAAATCAAACTTGAACCGCTACTCGTCACAATGTTTATCGCATCGCCAGGTGGCAGATCGAAGTCAACCCAAGAGTTACCGTCGAGCTGCAAACCATTCGAACCAGACACGTCTGAGTTGCCGATATAAACGCTTTTGGTGTTGTCATTGTTACGAATGTGAATGTGACTCCAACCAGTGAAGTTGCCGTCAATCTGTTGCGCCGTTGTGGTGGCCGTCAACTGCCCTGTGTGTATAGCCACTAAATACCCTCTTGAGTTGGAGCAATAACGGCGGCAGGCAAGATTTCCTCGCCCACGTCATACGTCAAAGGGTTAGCAGGATCAACGAGCGAAGGGTTCTGCAACAGCACCGGTGGAATACCAGTGTGAGGAATCGGTGGCAACGCCAACGCGCTCATAACATCTTCAGGTTTGAAACCAATCGTGATAAGTTTCGAGGCCATCGCAATCTTCGCTTCTTGCTCACTGAGCGAAGCTGACGAAATGTTGACGTTAGCCAAAGGCACACGGTTCTGATCACCATCAGACACAGGTTTCAAGTCTTCAATCTTGCGCACTTCGTTGATTGTCATCCAACCAGACTGCAACGCCGACGAGTAACCAGCAACTCGGGTAGCGAAGTCACCGCGAAGCAACTCTGAAACATTGAAGTCAATGTAGGCCTTGTTAGGTAGCAGGCTAGAGAACGCATCCTCGAGCTTCACAATCCACGGTCTAAGTGTGTGCGTTACGAACGCGATGGCGTTCTGCTCGTTCGAGTTGTAAGACTGCGCACCAGACTCAACCAAACCAATCATGTTTAGTGGCACACGGTAGGCGCGTGCAACGTCTTCAACAGCCAAACGGCGCGAGGCAAGCATCTGAGCTTCATCTGGGTTAGCGGAAGTCTTGACGAACTGTGCACCACCAGACAACACTCCGGTTCGGTGCGCACGCTTGTAACCCTTGTGCGAGTTGTCGAACGAGCGCGACAGGTTCTCTGCCTGTTCCTTTGTCAACTGTCCAGGGTAAGTGATAACGCCCTGGGTGTGGGTTCCCTGCCCGAAGAAACGTGCAGCAAAGTTTTCCAACGCCATAGACAAACCAAAGTTTTCCTTCAGCTTGTCAATCGGTGAAGCGGCACGCACCTCACCTGGCATAAGCAGAGAACCGGTAATGTGCAAAACCTCGTTCGAGTCCAGCGAGCGACCTTCGCCTTCATAGTGAAAACGCTTCTGGCCCACAGCCGTGCGGTTCACGTTCACCTTCATCGGGTTCAACGTCATAAGGTTCAAAACGTCACCAGTGTTTGGATCACGGAACACACGAATGAACGCGTTGCCGTCCAACAAAAGGCTAATAAGTGTTTGCTGCCAAAACGCCGTCGATGAAATCTCAAAGTCTGGTTGCGTTACCCAAGTTGGCTTAGGTCGGTAAGGAAAAGTCACGCCATCTTTTTTGATAAAAGCGTCGACCGGCAAAGTCGAAATGGTGTCAGCGATCAGGGTCACACACGCCCAAACCGAGTTGATTGTGGTCGCAGAAACTTGGTCAACAAGTGTGTCGGCCTGTGTTGAGAACGCAGTAAGGTCACCACCCGAACCCCAAATTGACTGGAACGAAATGGCGCGTTCTTCACCCGAAACATTGAGCAAACGATTAAGCATTATTTACTTCTCTCTGCGGCGAGGCCGAACAAGATTGCGCCAGCACCGGCAACGATGAAACCAGCAGGAACCCAGATAAGAAACGCACCCACGGCGATTGAAACCACACCAGCGATTTGCAGAATGTTTGCGAGCAAAACAACTCCCTAGAATGAAAAGAACTCTGGCACAATGGCTTCTTCTATGTTACCAGCCCTCGTCGCGCGGTCGAAGGCGATAATGAACGCAATCGCGTTGTCAATCTTGCGTTTCGAAGTGTTCGATTCTTTGGTAACACGCACACCTCGAGCGTCAGACTTGAGAACACAGTTGTCCAGGTGACGAGCAAGTGCAGGGTTTCCGTCATGCACCAGCTTTCTTTCGACCACAGCATCGAACACCTTTTGCGTTGCAGGGATCATGTATTTCAAATACCCAGTGTTATATTCAACAATCGGTAGTCCTTGTTCCTGTAATGCTTCCATTGTTCGCGCCCAACGGAACGGGTCGCACGCGATTTCGCGCACCAACGGATAAGTTTTCACCCACTCAAAAAGGGTTGCTTCAACGTCAGCGATAGGCACACGCCAAGAATCGTCATCGACTCCCCAATTCTTTTCCCACGTCGCAACGAGTTTCACCTTCGGCAACTCGTCATCTTTCGGGATAGACACAGCACAAATCGCGGTCGAGTCACCCGAGAACGAACCGTCAAACCCAAGAACATACTCGTCTTCAGGGTTCCATTCGAACTCGCCAGCTAACTCAGGCCACGCACCATTAGGCAACCAGGCAGTCGAAGTTGACACCCACTGGTTGAGTCGCTTCGTTCTAAACTCCGATTCGGGTGTTCGTTTGGCAGCCGAAGCAAAGTCAGCCTCGGACACCAAGTCACCAAACCCTGGGTTAGCCTCAGCCCACGCCTTCGGATCAAGATGATTCAGGTCAGGGTTCGATTCCCACCACGCCATAAAGAACGAAGGGTCAACGATTTCGCCACGCGAAACCTTCTGCCCATACTGGTAAAGCGTGTAAGCGATAGAGTCCGAGCCGGTCGAATCAGACTTTTTGCCAGCCGTAGTGATCGCAACGAGCTGCGCAATTGAGCCACGGTTACCCATAGCCAACGAGAACACGTCGAAAAGGTCTCGAGTTTGGTGCGCGTGCAACTCGTCAATGATGATTCTCGAAGGGTTTGAGCCTTCTTTGGAATACGCTTCAGCCGAAACAACTTTCATAACCGACTTCGAACCAGGCACATAAATTGAATCCTTATACACCTGGACAATTTCAGACAACTCGCTCGACTCGATCATGCGCTTCGCTTCACCGAAAACAATGCGAGCCTGTTCCTTTTCAGCGGCGGCAACGACCACCTCAGCACCCTCAACGCCTTCAGCAATCAGCGAGTAAAGCGCGAACGCCGCACTCGAGAGCGCAGACTTACCGTTCTTGCGTGGCATACCAATCAACGCCGTCGATGCTTTGTAACCACCAGTCGCATCTCGAGCGTAAACGTGGCGCAGCAACTCACGCTGCCACGGTCGAAGTTTCAACGCCTCACCGGCACGGCCAGCAATACCGTCTTTACCAATCGACCCAAACAACTCAGCGAAGTCAGAAGCGTAATCACCATCGCTCGCGACTAGCGCAGACTCGTCGACAGGAGTCAACCAACGTGGCGGCCAACTAGCCACGCGCAGCCTTACGCGCCAACAATTCCTCGAGCTTGCTCTTAGTCTTCACCGAAACCAAACCCAACCTGGTGCGATCGGCAGGAGTAAAACCAAGCAACGACAAGTTAGCCGTAATCAAACGCTCAAGGTCGTTCAACTGTTTGAACATATGCCACTGGTCAGGATGCTCCGCGATGTAAGACTCGAGCCGAACCTTGCGGTCGAGTTGCTCACAAACCATTTGCAAAAGTTGCACGTCCGTCTGCGACGAAACCCAAAGCTCACCAACGTTGAAGACCGAATCCCAAAGTTGTTTCCCAGCCCACTCCAAAGGTCGCAACGGATCAACACGGCCATAAGCGACCGGCTCAATTTCGGCAGACAACTTGATTTTGTTCTTGCCAGGATTACCTTGCAGAACCTTCAATTCGGCTGGTTTAGGTGGATTAGACACAGCGTAACAACCTCTCTCTGAAAACCTGCCACAGCGCATCCTGTGGCGTTTTTAGCCTACACCAGAAAAGGTGCAACTTCGGAGCGGTGCGAAAAAG